TTTCGCTGTAATGCGCACGAAATAAAGGCTCGAATTCTTGCCATATATCGTGAAAATTCTCTATGCTGTAGGTGTAGCCCATTATAGTACGCCCCCGCCTTCAAATACATAGTCCGTTGCATAATAGCGTATATCGGACGTTTTGCTGGACGTTTTGATTCTAAACGTGCCGTAATAGCCCATGCCCGACGCCATTTGCCAACGAGAGAAAGGTGTTGTTACGCCGCCCCATTGCGCGGTGTCCCAAACGCCAGAATCCCAAACCCCTGCTGTAGTTTCTAAGATGTTATATGGCTGTGGAGGCGCTGATACTAAATCAAAGTTAAGGTTAATTTGCCCTGAAAACGCAAACACATAGTCATACCCCATTGACACCTTAGCCATCGTCCAACGCTTAATTTGACTTTGACTGCCAAAAGCAGAAAAAGCAGGTAGCAGGTCGGTATTGATGACTTCTCCGTCGTCATTTGGGCCATCCCAAAATTTAAAGACTTTGCCACCTTGACCAAAGTACAGAACATCGTTAATAAACGTCCAGCACGTTGCATTAACGCCTGTAAAGCGTGACCATGCGCCGCTAATCGTGTTCATGACGTATTGGTCAAACTGCGTTGAGCTAACAGGCACGTTAATAAACAGCATATTGTTAGGCGGATTTAAAATAACCTGCCAACCGTAATTGTCTACATACGCCGTTGTTGCGTCAGTTATACGTTGTTGAATCTTGTTTGTGATAGACGTTTTGACGTTAACACGGCTAGACATGAGCCACTGCGACAAAGGGACTAAGCCGTCTTTGTTTAGCAGTAATACGTCACCACCGAATTTAATCGTGCAGTTGCGCCCAACGGGTGAGCCGCCGTAATACACGCCATTAAGCGACCATGTCGCTGCATCAGCAGGGTTTGTGCCGCTATAGACCGCAATTTCACCTGCCGTAGTAATGACGACAAAATAGTCATCCATACCATTACCGGCGTCCAGCGTCCATGTTTCAATCTTAGCGATACTACCTCCATTGATGAACAATGGCGCGAAATCAAAAGAAGTCGCTGTACCTGCAATCGAATCAGTTGCTAAATACCAGCATTTCATACTGTTTTTCTGTACAAACCACGCTCTGCGGTGATGCACCAGCACGTCAGCAAGAAGGCTTGTATCAACACCTGTAATAGCGTAAGGCGTTGATACCCCAGTAACCTGTTGCCACGCTGTACCGTCATAAAGCAACATATAATCTTCAGCGTTCACAGCAAGCGTAAATGTTCCACCTGTTGTAGATACTTGACCAAAATGCCAACGAGCATTAGAAAGCCCCGTAATTACTTCAGTAGGAGGGTTTGCGCCTGCATTTATAAACTCTGTAACATCCCACACACTGCAACTTCCTGCATCATCTGCTACCGCAAAAGTGTGCGCTACGCCGTTTTGCCCATCATAGGTAATAAAGGATTCAATATTCCCTGTTACACCCTCAGACCACAACGTGTAGCCTTTGCGCGATTGCAATTCAGTGGGCAAGCAAAACCAGTTGTCGATGATAACCGCCTCATTAGGCGACATCGCGGCTAATTGATTAACCGCGTTCCACCCGCCAATTGGCGCGGTGACAGTAACGGTTCCTGAAGTTTGGCGTTTAGGACGTAGCATTTAATTACCTATTTAACGTGTGTCCAGCGGCGCCCTTTTTTAATGTTTTGAATTGCTGCTTCGCTAACATTAAAATCTCTTGCTAATCTTGCGCTAGTCACACCTATCTCCAATTTTTGCTTAATGATGACAACATCTGCTTCGGTTAGTTTAGCTTGTGATTGCGCGCTTCCCGTTAAATAGTTGCCTCTACCTTTAACTTTCATGTCTTTAACATTGTCGGCTTGTGTCCCGTGCCGTAGATGTTTAGGATTTATACAGTTTGGCGTGTCGCAAGTGTGCATTATCACGCCAGTTATTTCGACTTCAGGATTGTGTTTCTTAAAAATTTCTCGATGTACAAAGACTAGCTTACCATCTTTTGAAATTCTTGCGTATCCGTCATCGTTTCTATGCCCGTTAAACAAATGACATCCGTTAGCTTCTATAACAGTGTTTTCGTTAACTCTGTCCCAAAAAGTGACGCCTAATTTTGGTCTCGCCATGATAATACTCCCGTTTTGTTAAAAGAGATTGTATTATACATGAAAGGATACGAAAAGCTATATCTTTACGATGTAGTGTTACCATAACCCGTATCCGGTATATTGTTCTGAGTGAGTAGTATATTTGGATAGCGTGGTGCGAGGGACAGCGTATCTGCGCCGCTCTCTGCCGCTTTCCATTTCTCCAGCTCACGAGTGTAATCCTGAAGCACTGCGGTGGTGTCAAAGCCTTTAATCTCAAATAACTTGAGCTTTGTACCAAGCACCATTACGCGGTCTGGGAATAGTGTTGTATCTGTATCAACCGTTAGGCGTGATTTGGGCGTTCCATCAGCCGCCACAACCCATGCGTTAGAAACATATTCAAAGCCCATTACTAGCACTGCGGTAGGTGCAGGCCAGATAGTGAACTTGTTGCCCATCATTCTAAAGCGCATACGAGGGCCTGTTGTGACATAGCTTGCTTTAAGCCATTGCCACTCTTGGGCGTCTTTAGGGCCGATAATCGACCAACGGTTTGATTTGTTATATTGGGTTTTGTCTACCATCCGCGCATAGTCGCTAGGCATCGCGTACTTAGCTTGGCTAAACGTAATGGTAATACCTGTTGCAGTGGCAGTAGCAGGAATAGAAGTTGTAGCCGTTGTTGTACCAACAAAAGTGACAAAAGTGTCTTGTGACAACCCCTCGCCAATAGCCATAAAATCAGTTGATAGCCCTGTTACTGACGACAAATTAGTGATGGTCGTCGAGCCTTCAGTGACATCGCCCGTATATTGATAGTAAACCGTTTCAAAACGGTATTCTGCCGCTAGAGCTTGCCAGTCACGTTCAGTGGATAGCGTGTCGCCTGTACGGTTCATCAGCGCTTGAATTTGAAGCACTTGAGGGTCTGTTGATGTCGCCACTTGCGTGGGGACAGGCAAACCTATTTCTAAACAGACATCTTGAACATTCGTAAGTAGGTTTGCCATGCGTTTTATTCCTTAACGGTTCTAACTCTTTTGACTTCAGGTGGTTGTGCGTCCATCAAAATTTTCATTTGCGCTTGAAGCTCTGCAATTTGGTCAGTCTGAGCTTTAATTAGCTCGTCAGCGTCTATTTTACCACGATTTAAAAAGGCTTGTGCTTTATTGCGAAGTTGAGTGCCGCCCATAATGCGAAGAAACGCACTATCAGGTGCGCCTGCAACTTGTTCAATATATCTAAACCCTTGGTAGGCTAGCTCAATGCGGAGAGTTTCGGCAATTTCTGGCCACTCCTCCATTGGCGTACCTTTAATATCTTTTAAGCCTTTATAGGCTTGCCATTGCCGTGCAAAACGGGCTTTATGGTTGTCATCGGCAATTGTGTCAATCGCAAGCGATTTGTCGCCGGGGACATTGATTCGGATAAAGTCGTATTCTTGCCCATCGTGCGTTCCAATGTAGAAAGAAACGTCTAAGTAAGCATCGCCGCCGGTGTCGCCGACGTAAGAAATTTTTTCGCTCATATTTAATCCTAGAAAGTTGGCGGTAAGCCGTCTAGCTTACCGCCTTAAAAATTATACTACTTGACCTTGGTGGAATGGACGGTTGATTTGAATCAACGCCAAGCCAGAGCTAGGTGTACCTGTTGTGGTAGATACTTTAGCATTTAAGATTTGCTCACCGTTTACCGCCGCGTCATCAACGCTACCGGGTGTTGCAGCTAACGCATAAACGTCAGCGCCAACAGTCATTGCGTTAGGCGCTTTAACAGCCGCAATACCTTGAATTTGATACCAGCCGTATTGTGACGCTACGTTAGCAGACATCGCTACAGCAACTTGACCAACGCCGCCAGTGGCAGGCGCTAACGCAGTTGTCGCTAAGTAAGAATCATAATCAACTAATGAGCCGACAACAGTTGATGCAACGCCTTTCAAATAAATGAATCCGCCTGCGCCATATGTTGGGTCTACCGCAGTTACGATAGTACCTAATGCGTGGTTTTGAGTGGTATCAGTAATGGCGATACCTTGAAAACCCGCTAAAGGGGTTGTAATGTTATAAGCCATGAGTGCCTCCTAGGTTGTGCTGAATGTTGCGTTGAATTGCGCACCAGAACAGGTTAACGCGCCAGAGAAGCCCATTAAGCGAACAATCGCGTCTTGGTTAACTGCTTGACGGTCACCGCCGATTGGCACGAAGTTACGGTCTTTGTGAGGACGGAAGTACACATATTTTGTGTTGATAAAGTCCATACGAGTTGCAGTTTGGTTACCACCAATACCGCCACCAAGTACAACGTCAGCAGAGCCAGCGCCGCCGTAGAATTTCAACGCAGAGAAACCTGCCGCGCCTAATTTGTCGTCAGTGATACGCTGAATTGCTTGCAAAGACGCTAAGTAAAGCGAATAAGCTGTTGAACCCGCATAAATCAAATCAACATGGTCTGTACCACGAACAACTGATAGCGCTACGGTGTTCATGCTGTTTTGAATGTTAGCTGCTGTAGCAGCGGCTGAAGTCAAACCAGTTGAAGTGTACGCGCCATTACGCCAGAAAGTCCAAGTAGCACGGTCAATACCACCGTAAGTACCTGTAGAGGGTGAAGTGCTAATCATAGCCGCTAAACCAACTAAGTTTTTACCTGCGTTGCCTGTTCCGTCACCATGTAAATCGATGTCGATTTTGTTGTTAAGTCTTGCTTCAGCAATTTCAACACGGGTTGCAAGCAATTCAATCATTGCTTCTTTGCCGCTGTTAGCTAACATTTCAGGGCCGGAGATGGTTACAGCGTCTGCGTAATGCTTTAAATTGAACTGCGCAGCACTGATTGGCGAATCAGGTGAAATATTGATAGTTTCGTAACCGCTATAGCTTGACGCATAGTTGGTTGCAGGGTCGTTATAAAACAATTCTTGCAAAATGGTTGAGCCACCGCTG